GATTACGAATAGCTGACTATATTTGCGAGAATCTTTTAAATCCTTTTGAAAAAGCGCATTGTTAAATGGAATCCTATCTAAATCAGCTTATTGATTTATTTTCACCAGAACAAAAGACGGCTTTGGTAGTCATCACTATCGGCGTTATGTCGTTAAGCCAAGCGTTTAAAAATATCTATTTTGGCTTCTTTCCAACACAAGCCAAGCTCAGGAAAAAAGCGATTATCTGGCTTGCTGCCTTTATATTCGGATTGTCAGGGGGATTGATTGGCTATTATTTCGGACTACCTAAGCAACCCTTATGGTTTTGGATATTTTGCGGCGTTTCTTGTGGTGGTCTTGGCATTGCTGCTTATAAACTCATTATCGAAATGATTTGGCCGCGCTTGTTATCTTTGGTTAAAAAACCTACATAATGATACAATGCTGCTATTAATTTATGAATTTGAGTCAATAATATGAGCAATTTTATAGTAATCAAAAACGAATTGGCAGCAAATACCGCTTTATATGGCACAATGACGGACCAGCAGGTTGCAGATGAATTAAACGCTGTCAGTAAATCACAAAACAGAACATCTATGACGAGACAAGAGGTATTGGCTCAAATCGACCCGTCAGACATGACAACGCTAGTTGGTGATAATGCTGTAAAGGTGTTTGGTATCTTAAGTGATACAATCGATCCTTTCGATCCTGTTATTGTTCGGGTGTTTGTTGATGCATTCGGCGGCGGAACACAAACCATTCAAAATCTACAAGCAGCACGGACGGAGCTGGTATCACGCGCAAGTCAAATCGGCGCAGGGCATGTCCGTGTTGCTCATGTAAATAACGCGAGGGCTATCTAATGGCTGTGACTAATGACACAAATGCAACCGTCGCTGCAATCGCTATAACATCAGCAGACGGCAACACAGACGGCGCGTTTTGTTCTTCTGCTTTGGTGGACAATCAAATTAATTTATATCTCGATGCTCTAGTAGGCGGTTCGATTCAGGTCGGCACTGTTACGGCTGACGGCGTAATTAATGTTTATGTTGTTGGCTCATGGGATGGAACGGATTTTACTGCGGGCGTTGATGTGGGAGATTCAGACATAACATGGGGAACATCAGGAAAAACGCATGTAAACGGCCAAGATGATTTAAAACTACTGGATTCCGTTTCTGTTGATTCTACCGATGACGACAATGATATTCTATTCGGGCCTTATGCTATTGCTCAGGCATTCGGTGGAGAAATGCCTAGAGAATGGGCGATTGTTATTGAGAATGCAACAGGCGCGGCATTCAACGCAACCGGCACAAATAACCATTTAGAATACACCGGCAAAACTAAAACAACCGCCTAACATGCCAACCGGCCTAATAAAGAAAAGAATAACAAGGACACAGCACCCTGATTCTGTTCTAGGGCTTGATGCTGCTCATCCGTTAAGAAAAGACATTGCCTTTGCTATGTTTCATGGTGACGGTGCGGTTGATCAATTCTATGATTTACATAGCGGGCGATTTTTCCCAGCAGAAGGCACTGTCGCCGCATGGGGGAGAGGGCTTGATAAAAACGGCAGATATTATTTATCCAACCCTTCTAGCTCGTCTTTGTATGCAAGGATTAATTTAGGGCAGCCGGAAGCGCTTGAGTTTTCTGGTGCTGATCAATTCACTATTTTGCAGGGATTTGTAAGAACAGGCAACCAGCCCGCAGGATGGGGGCGTTTGGTTTGTAGAACCAATGGCGGCACTGGCGATGATTGGGGGCTTATTCTTGCAAATGATGCGGGGGGTGGTCATGCAAGATTTAGAATTAATGGCAATAATCTAGACGGATCAACAACCCTAAATAATAACCAATTCTATCAATCGGCCTGCACTTACAAGCAAGGAGATAGAAAGCTTATCCTTGATGGCGTGGTCGATGCCAGCGATGCATATTCGGGCACGTTAGCAAATGATCAAAATATCTGGATTGGCGGCAACCCCGGTTCCAATGGGGATCGTGTAGCCGAGGCAAAAATATACTATACAATTTTCTTAAAACGCGCTTTATCGGTCAAAGAAGTAAGAAATTTTCAAAACAATATCTATCAGATATTGCAGCCTCATACTAAATATTACCCTGTAGATTTCACGGCAGGCGATACCAATATCAATGCAACGTCTGTTAGCCATACGCTGACGACCTATAACCCTACTGTTTCCTATGACGTAGAAATATCACCTAATAGCACAGCGCACACATTAACCGCCTATAACCCTGTTGTTTCTTTAGGGGTAAATATTGCCGCCACAAGCGCCGCCCATACATTAACCGTTTATAATCCTGCGGTTAGTTATAATATCGGCATTGCTGCAACAACAGCCGCGAAATCACTGACAACAAATAACCCTGTCGTGAATTACAGCGTAGGTATTGACGCTACAAGCACGGCTCATACGCTGACAACGTTTAATCCTGCTGTTAGTTTCAATGTAAATATAGACTCGACAAGCGCCGCAAAAACAATCACCACTTATAATCCGGTGCTGGATTTTGGTGGCGGTCTTGTTATCAATGCAACATCGGTTAGCCACTCATTAACCGCGTTTAATCCGACTGTAAGCTTTGATTTAGGTATAACCCCAAACGCTACCGCGCAGACAATAACGACCTACAACCCCACTGTTAGTTATGGCTTAAAAATCACGCCGAACAACAAAGCGATAACACTGACAGCATATAATGTTATAATCAGCTACGATACGGATATATTGGCAACGTCACAGGCGCTATCATTAACGTCTTATAATCCTGTTGTACAATATGGCGTTGTATTAGGTCCTGACTCAGAAGGGCTTGAATATACGCTACCGAGGAAAAAGAGGGGGTATATGCTGTCAAAAATAGATAGGGGGTACACTCTTAAATTAAATAAATCTCATTATAACCTCAATGAAAGGTAAGTGAGTGATTCGAGTATGAGTTTTAAGATAACCGCCTGAAATACGATTTTGAAGATGAGGATTTATAATGGCTATTAATGATTTAACATGGTTCGAAGAAGCATTGGCATACACACAAGACGGCGATTTTGGCTCGACTGATGTGGTTAAAATTGCTCTGATTACATCGGCAGTTACACCAACGGCGGCGGACGCTGTGCCGGGGATGAATGTCGGCGCAACCACAACGTATACAGAAGTAACGGCTGGCGGCGGTTATACGGCGGGCGGTGAAACACTTGATACGATAGCCAACATGACCACAGAAGCGGCTGGCGTGATGACCTTTGACGACACGGGCGCAAGCGTTACATGGACACAAACAGCAGGAAGCCCGACAAATTGCCGGTATGCCGTTGTTTATAATTCATCTGATACTGGTCTTGAAAGAGCTTATTGCTTCATTGATTTAGGCGCTGATCGAGATTTAACGGCTGGCGATATCACTATTACATGGCACGCTAACGGTCTATCTCAAATAAGCTAAAGCGACTCATTATAATCTTGAGGTAAAATAAATGAGCGATGATTATATTGTCGAGAGAGTCCACACCAAAAAAGAGTCAGAGGCAGAAACTTTTTCTGTTAATTGTACGCCTCGGCTCGACACTGGTGAGCTGGTTGCTTCCGTGGTTGTCGCAGAAGTTGGCACTGCTGATTTAACTATCTCTAACGAGGCTGTCAGTACAGCAGCTCTCGACATTGAGGATGAAGACGGCAACGATGTTGAAGTCGCTATCGGTAAAGCCATTCAATACCATGTCACAGCAACAGGTACAGCAGAAACTACCTATAAGATCAAATTAACACTGACAACAGATTCAACACCGGCAAGGGTATTAATAAATTACGTCAGGCTCAGAGTTATTGCTGATTAATTGACAAATGGATTCATTGCGACTATTCTCAACTCATGGGAACAGTTACCTACATCGAAGATTACCTGAAAGGCAAGACAAAGCCTAAATTACGATTAAAGGAATTAATCGAACGGGCAACTATCCCTGATGACATTTCAATGGCCGAATACATGGCTAATTATTATGTTCACTTTTCTGATGACGATATGGGCGAGAAGATCGATGGATAACAACGCCTACAAAATAAGGGGTAGGGGGTATATATTTTCAATGGGGGGTGGTCATTAAATGTCTCCAAACGAATTAGAATCTGCCATGAAACAGCTTGGCCTTGGTCCGGTAGCGATGGCAAAGTCTCTCGGATGTTCCTACAACACCTTCAAACAATGGAAAGGAGGCCAGCGGACCATGACCCCGGTTGCTGTCAGAGCTGTAGAATTACTGTTAGCCATTCAAGGCACTGATGCTGGCAGAAGGTTCGGCGTTTAACCAGATTAACAACCAGTTTTAACCCTAGCAGCCTCGCGCTGCCTTTAATCCCTTTCTCTCCTGTCAGGGATTTTTTTTGCCTATAAGAAAGTCATATTTAAAAATATTGATGGCGTGAAAAAAAGAAAAAAAATAATTTTTTTTTGGTAAGGGATTACTATAATTTGATTTGCGTGAGACTAGCGCAAAAAAATAAGTTAGCGATCACTAACCGACCGTTCGTCGGCACAAATACCCCAAAATAAACTTATGCATCATAACCTACCGTTTGTCAGGACATGGCGAAAACATGCTGATATATGTATGCAATGCGCCTATTCTTTTAATCAAGCAAGGCAATCAACGAACACAAAAAAGGGTTACAAAATGGCTAATAAAATGTATCAGGTTAAAACTGAAAACAATGAAATACGCTATGCAACTGGCCGCACTAAGTTGGAGGCATTCAAAAATTATATGAATGCACATATTAATAGTGTTGTTTTATCAATCGAATTATTAACATATTAAGAGGGCTAAAAAATGAAAAGATACTGTATAACCCGTATAAAAGATGGTTCAAGAATTATGACCTATCCTCATAATAGTCGCGGAACTTACAAAACAGAGAGAGAGGCAAAAAACCATTTAATAGCTATTATTGTAAATAATCACGATTCTGCAGTTCATGAAGTTCTTGGTGATGTTTCAGCGGTTGAAATTAAAGCAATCGATTGTTATCAGGGCGGCGACCCTAAACAAACAGTTTTTAACTAATAAAATAGAGGGTTAATAAGATGAATACAGCGAAAAGAGAAAAAAGCAGTCAGGCACAAGTAGCAGCAATCTGTAAAAAATATCTTAAATCATTGGGCGTTAAATGCACTGCTAAAAGCGATAGTTTTTCAATGGGTGATAGTGTGAGCGTATCGGTAGAAGATCAACCGCCCGAACTAATGGAAAAAATAGAAAAGGAGCTTAACCAATATCAGTACGGCCACTTTGACGGAATGAGTGACATGTATGAGTATTCGAACTCACGAAAAGACATACCACAAACCAAGTATTTATCGATTAGTAATCATTATAGCTCAGAAATTTATCAGGCCGGATATTCTTATATTATTAATAAATATCCTTCTAACTGTGAAGATATGCCGCGTGATTATGAAAGCGGCAAAAATATGAGATTTACTGATAATTGTCCGGCTTATATGGATATGTCGCACGAAGTTTATGTCTTATTAAATGGCTCAGGCTCAGGAATAGAAAAAGAAAATAGCGTTGAATTTTGGACCGGCTATTTAAAGCCGGTAGCTTCTGAGGTTGCCAGTGTAGGCAAACACTCTCAACATGATAGCGGCTTAAATATCGAAGTAAGAGAGGGAACGAAACAAGGGTTTTCTGAAATTGTGTTTAATGAAAAACCAAATGAAGACATAAGAAACAAATTAAAAGCCAATGGTTTTAGATGGTCACGTTATAACGGGTGCTGGTACGGAAAAACAGAAAATCTACCAGAATTTGCAGAATTAAAAGAAGACACCAAAACAGAAAGCCAAGCTATCAAAAAGCCAGTCATTAAGAACGGCGATAAATTCCGAACTATGGCGGATAAGCTACAGCCACAAATAGAAAATAAATTTGCGGACCGTCAGACAAACACACAAAAGAGAATAGCTCAAGCGGCTCACGCAAGGCTAGAAGGTGAAAGGCTAGAAAGAACACAAAAAGCCCTTTATAAAATCGCTGATTTAATAGAAAGCGACAATTTACCAACCGCTTTAAATTCTATTAATAGTAAAAAGGCTGTTTATGATCTCATGAGCGCTCAACTCGAATCAGTCGAAAATGGATATCACAGTTATTCATACGACACGGGCAAGCCATCAAGCCACCATATAGAAAACCCGATATCTATAGCTCTATGGACTTTGTTAGATGATAAAAGCCAAGCGGACAAAGACAAAGAAGCATTAACCCGAAAAATACAGGATTTACAGTTCAGTAAAATACCGGGTTATTTTCCAACACCTGAAAAAGTCATAGATTTGATGATTGATTATGCAGATTTAGATAGTGGCCATATTGTTCTTGAGCCGGAACTTGGAAGCTGCGCTATTGCTGACCGTATAGCGCCGCTAGTCGATAAGGTCGAGGGCTTCGAGGTCAATCACTCACTGGCAGAAATATGCAGCTTAAAAGGCTATTTATTAAAGCAGGCTGATTTTCTAAAGGTGAATACACCAAATCCAGTAAGCGATTATAAAAAATATGATCGTATTATGATGAATCCGCCATTTGAAAGACTACAAGATTGTGAGCACGTTTTACACGCTTTCAGGTTTTTAAAGGATGGCGGCAAGTTGCTGGCTATCATGTCACCTTCATTTACTTTTAATAGCTCAAAAAAGGCTGTTAGCTTTAAGAACTGGCTAGAAAACAAAGGCGGCATGATCATAGAACTTCCAGAGCATAGTTTTAAGGATTCTGGAACATGCGTAAATACTGTTTTAGTAGTAATTGATAAGGATTTATTCTAATGATAGTTATAAAAGCAGGCTATCTGCTCTTTTATTTCTGTTTAACTGGCTGGATTATAATGCTTATATTTATAGTTCGGTCGTTTATTAAGGGTGATGATGATGAGTGAATTAATAGATAATATTTGGACATTTAAAACAGCTAATTTTGTTATTAAGTGCGATGCGTTAGTTGAATATGCATCATTAACTGATTTGTATCCAGACGATACAGAAAAACAAATTAATCAGATGATTGAATCACTTAATAATTACAACTCTGTTTTATTTTGTGCGCGTGTAACGGTAGAAACGAAACAAGGAGAAGAACTAGCCTGTAATTATCTCGGTGCATGTCATTATGATGACTATGATTCATTTATTGACCATCGCGGCATTGGTTATTTTTCAGCATTAAGGAAGTATAAAAAAGCCGTTAAAAGTCATAAATGGATTGAGGCCGATAGGTTGAGAGGTGTAGTTTTCAGGATTAAAAAACAGGGTTTTTGCTATGGCAGTTATTTTTCAGATATGGTTCGTGAATCAATACATGAGGCCAGACAATATTGGAATGATAAGCCAAGCGTAAAATTAAAGGCCGCATGATGAGTGATTATCAGATAGTCATTCTAACAGTTGTTTTTATTTTATTTATAAGAGGGTTAGTAATATGTGGTCAATAGTATTCGTATATAAAAAAACGCATTGCACCGAATACCTGACAGATGATAAGTGCAAACCATTGGTATTTGAAACAATAATCGAAGCGGACAATTATATAGAAACGATCATTACGGATGATCACCGGGATAATGGGCAATTCCATATAATTGAGCAATATAACCATTAATTAAGAGGGGTAATACAATGAGCATATATACAGATAAAATGGATGATTTGTTTTTTAATGCCTATATTGAGTGCGCGCTGTGGTCGTCATTAGATGATAATGACGAGCCAATGGACGGATTGTATTCAGTAGACGATATAGCAGATGAAACAATCAAAGAATTAAGAAAGGGCGCGATTACATTCTTTAATGAAAATATTGATTTAATCAATAACACGCCAGATTTTTATAATTATGAGCAGGCAGGCCATGATTTATGGCTTACTCAGAACGGGCACGGTGCTGGATTTTGGGATCGTAATATAGGCGATATAGGCGATAAATTAACAGAGCTTGCACATATAGAAGGGTCAATTGATCTGTATATTGGTGATGACGGTTATATATATAAGTAACCTTATCTATCGCACCACGCTACAAGCCCCTATAAACGGGGCTTTTTTATGCCTGATATAAACACACCAGCAACATAATAAACCCTCTCATATCATCACTCATTAAGCCCTATCATATAAGCCAGCTATAACCCTCAATCATATAAGCACGTATAAGCCAGTAAATAATAAAGCCCTACTGATAACATCAATTAAATAAGATCGTTCAATATCGGGCAATAGGGAGAGCCTGTATATACCACGACAACACACCAGACAACCACACGCACCAGCAAGCAATCGAACAGGGGTATGTCTCTATCTATACCCAATGATCAATAGATAAAACCTATCATATATAACTAATCATCTAATCTATTACAGGCAATCATTGCCATTAAATACCTACAATTAAATATTAATTATCGTGCCAAGTTTATTAAGACGATCATCTTAGTTAGTAAGCACTAACTTATAGGTGGCGTGTAAGTCATTGATTTATATAACAAAAGGTACTTCCAAGAAAATAGGTGTCGTGGGTAATTCGCGGCGCGATCTTTTTCTAGTCATAGAAATTCTCAACCCTGTCTACTGGATCGATAGGCTTTCTCAATATAGGTGCAATGAAACATAGTGTATAATCGCCTCATGAGTGTACAAGTAAACATCAAGCATGATCTGGATAAACTAGCCAAAAACTTCAAGGCGGTTTATGAAAAGCAAATTCCATTTGTGCTGAGTTCAACAATGAACAAGTCAATGTTTGAGACTATGAAATATACGCGAAAGCAGTATGGTCGTTATCTCGACAATCCGGTTGCGTTTACGAGGCGAGGGGTGCTGGTAAATAAATCCACAAAGAAAAAATTACACGGACAGGTTTATATTCCGGCTGATCAGTGGAAATATTTAAAGTGGATGATTAAGGGCGGCACGAAAACATGGAATCTGAGTCGGACCGGAATTATTGTTCCGACCAGTAATATGCGATTAAATAAGCATGGAAATATTGTTGGTAAAAAACGCAGGGCTGATTTATGGCGTTATGGTCATGCTTCGGCTAACAATGAATTTGTGGTTTTGCCTAAAAGTAAAAGCAAGTTACACCCCGGCGTTTATAAGCGTGGCAAATTCTCAAAGGGTCGGTCCAACAAAATACAGATGATTGCTACATTTGAAAGTACGGTCCGATACAAGAAAAAGCAGATGCCATTTGACCGGATCGTGATTAAGAATTTTAGCAAGGAATTTAAAATGCGATTACATAAAACTTTTCTTCGCGTTATCAAACAAGAAATGGCGAGGCGCAACAAATGACAATGGTATCAATCACAGAGCTGGTTGCTCTGACAGGTGTTACAAATGTGACAGCAAGGAAGCGTTGTGCAAACGTCAAGTCACAGCATAGAGAGGGGACGACAAAAACGGTTGAGTTTGAAAGCATCCCAGCACTAAGGGCTATCTTTGAATTAGACAAGGGAAACGATACCACGCTTGAAGAAGAAAAAATAAAATTAACATCGGCTCAGGCCGAAAAGGTTAATCTCGAAGTCGAGGTATTGAAAGGCAATTTAATACCTGCCGATGAAATAGAAGAATTTTTGACTCGTACTTTTGGTGCATTTAAGGCTAGATGCTTGAGCATCCCAACAAAAGCAGCGCCCTCTGTTATTGGTGTTATTGAAGTATTGGAAGTGGAAGAAATAATTAAAGAGTATATACATGAGGCGCTTGCGGAGTTAAAAGATTATGAGCCAGAAAACCGCACTACAGAGGATATTAATAAAATCCGTAAAGACACTAGAGCCGCCGCCGAAACAGACAGTAAGCCAGTGGGCGGACAGCAAAAGAAAACTAAGCAAAGAAGCAAGCGCAGAACCCGGACAGTGGAACACTGACAGAGCGCCATACCAGCGCGGCATAATGGATTCGGTCAATGACCCGAAAATAAAAGAAGTAACATGGATGAGTTCTAGTCAGGTCGGCAAAACAGAAATGTTGCTGAACATTATTGGCTATTACATGGAATATGACGCTTCCCCAATGATGCTGTTGCAGCCAACATTACAAATGGCTGAGGCGTTTTCTAAGGATCGTGTTGCAACCATGCTCAGAGACACCCCGGCAATATCCAGTCTGGTTAAAGATGCCAGAGCGCGTGATTCTGGTAACACACTTTTACATAAAACTTTTCCCGGGGGTCATATCACAATGGCTGGCGCAAATAGCCCTGCCTCGTTAGCTTCAAGACCTATTCGTATATTCATGGCTGATGAAGTTGATCGTTATCCTATTTCTGCTGGGACAGAAGGCGACCCGATTAAGCTGACGGCAAAACGGACAACGACATTCTGGAATAGAAAATTATTTTATGTCTCGACACCTACCGTAAAAGGTGAGAGCCGTATCGAAATGTCTTATGAAAATTCTGATCAGCGCCATTATCATGTTCCCTGCCCTCACTGCGAAGAAAAAGCCCCGTTGAAGTGGTCACAAATTACATGGGATAAAGACAACGAAGGGAAACATTTACCTGAAACCGCTAAATATACATGCGAATCATGTGGCGCGTTATGGGATGACCATCAAAAAATACAGCAAATGAAAAAAGGTGGCGAGTGGATTGCTGAAAAAGAGTTTAATGGCAAGGCTGGATTTCATCTAAACGAGCTCTATAGTCCGTGGGTTAAGTGGTCCGACACGGTTGCTGACTTTCTTGAATCGAAAAATGATCATGAATTACTAAAAACATGGACCAATACAGCGCTTGGCGAGACTTTTGATGATGATCAAGGCGAATCTATTGATCCTCATGTCTTGTATGGTCGTAGAGAGGAATATGCCGCACAAGTGCCAATCCGGGCAGTTGTCCTGACAATGGGGGTCGATACTCAGGATGACAGGCTTGAATTAGAGGTTATTGGCTGGAATCGCAGCGAATCGTGGAATGTTGATTACCGTATTTTGCGCGGTGATCCGTCGCAGCCTCAAGTATGGGAAGAATTGGATGAAATTTTAGAGTCTACATATCTTCATGAATCTGGTACAATGCTGCATATTGCGGCCACTTGTATCGATTCTGGTGGTCATCACACACAAATGGTCTATGACTATTGCAAGCAGAGAAAGCATAAACGTGTATTTGCAATCAAAGGGGTTGGTGGAGCTGGCAGACCTATTGTTTCAGCGCCTTCCGCAAAACAATCAGGCCGTAGCAAACGAAAAGTCGAGCTTTATACCGTTGGTGTTGATGATGCAAAATCTAATTTATATTTCCGACTCAATCAAACTTCTGCTGGTACAGGCTATTGTCATTTTCCAATGGAAAGGGATGAGGAATATTTTGAACAGCTTACTTCTGAAAAAGTGGTCACTAAGCTTAAGCGCGGATTCCCTGTTCGAGAATGGGTTAAAGAGCGACCGCGCAATGAAGCACTTGATTGTCGTGTTTATGGCACTGCCGCTATCCATATCCTTAATCCCTTATGGTCCGCGTTAGAGAAACGACTAATGCCAGAAGAAGAAGTGAAAATCATAGAGCAGACACAGGCCGAGGCGGTTAAGTCTGAAATCAATGCAACCAGAAAAGTAAGAAGAAATCGTCCTAAGAAATCTGGCTTTGTGAGGAATTGGTAATGTCTACAACGATAGCGACAACAGAGCCAAATAGTTTTATTGCTGGTAATACGGTCAAATGGACAAAATCGGTTTCTGATTATAAGCCAGAAGATTCATGGGTATTGAAGTATTATTTTGTTAAGACGGGCACACAGCTAACACTGACGGCAACCGATAACGGTGATTCAAAACATTTAATTACGCTAACCGCAGCTAATAGCGCGGATTGGCCCGCAGGCGAATATAAGTGGCAGGCGGTAGTCACTAAAACCACAGAGCGATATGTCGTTGATAGTGGTTCGCTAACAGTCGAGCCTGACTTTGCACAGCAGATATCAGGACATGACAGCCGCACGTATTGGGAAACAGTTTTAGAGAATGTTAAAGCTGTTTTAGAAGAAAGAGCGACCAAGGACCAATCAAGCTACACTATTCATGGTCGGCAGTTATCGAGAACACCTGTTGCTGATTTATTGTCTTTATACTCAAAGGCAGAGGGTGAAGTTGAAAAAGAAAAACGCGCAGAGGCTATTAAAAATGGTCTTGGTCATAGCGGCAAAATCTTAACGAGATTCTAATATGAGCAAAAAGAAGAGTTTTGCGCAGCGTGTAGTAGATAAAGCTTATTATGCTGTCAATGGAAAGCCAAAAACATTTAGACGATTTCCTCATGCCAAAAAACGGAATATGTTTGAAGGCGCTCAACAAACATCTATTACGCATAGCTGGACAACAACACCACAACCAATCAATGAGGTATTAAAGAAAAACCTCAAAACACTCAGGGCGCGTAGTCGTGAGCAGCAATTTAACAATGATTATGCGCGTCGATTCATTGGTATGTGCAAATCAAATGTTGTTGGTGATAAAGGCATTGTTTTACAGGCAAAATCAAAATCTAAAAATGGTGAGCTGGATGTAATGGCAAATCAAGCCATAGAAGCGGCCTATAAGGATTGGAGCAAGCCAGAAAACTGCGATGTTAAAGGTCGTTGTTCGCGTGAAGAAATGGAACGCTTATTTATCTCTACCGTTGCAGGTGATGGCGAATGTATTGTTCGTATGATCTATGGTAAATCTGTTAGTAAGTATGGCTTTGCTTTGCAGTTCATTGATCCTGAATTACTGGACGCTGACTTGAATGAGGATATTCGAGGATCGAGCAATAAAATAAAAATGGGTATCGAGGTCAATCAATACGATAAGCCTATTGCTTATTATTTTAAACAAACTGCTGGTGATTATTACTATAATGGCAAGCATTACACGCGAGTTCCAGCTAAAGATATTATTCACGGCTTTATCACTGAATACGTTGATCAAATGCGCGGCATTCCGTGGATGAGTACAGCGCTGCTTCGATTAAACATGCTTGGCGGGTTTGAGAATGCTGCTTTAGTTAATGCGCGTGTTGGTGCATCTAAAATGGGTTTCTTTACCTCTGAATCAGGCGATGATTACAAAGGTGACGGAACAGAAAACGAAAACGGCACAGGCAATACTATTTCAGAATCAGAGCCGGGCACGTTTGAGCAGTTACAAGCCGGAACAACTTTTACCGCTTTTGACCCTGCTTATCCCAACGGTGAGTACACATATTTCCTAAAAGGAATGCTCAGAGGTATCGCTTCCGGTTTAGGCGCAAACTACAATACATTAGCCAATGACCTTGAAGGTGTAAACTATTCTTCCTTGCGAGAAGGCGCTATTAATGAGCGTGAAATATGGAAATTGTTGCAAAATTGGATGATAACGAGCTTTTCAAGTATAATTTATAATAAATGGCTTGAGCGTGTAATTCTTTCGCCCGGTATTCCGATAGGAAAAACCAGATTACAGCCTGAAATGATTGATAAATATCGTGATGTATATTTTCAGGGCAAACGCTGGCAGTGGGTTGACCCATTGAAAGAAATGAACGGAAACCAAGCGGCGATTGATGCAAGAATCAAGAGTCGGTCACAAATTATCAGAGCGAATGGCGATGATCCTGATGAAGTGTGGCGTGAGATTGAACGTGAAAACAAAATGCTGGAAGGAATGGGTATAAAGCCTGATTCAATGACAGCAGACGAGCCAGAGGAAAGTAAAGATGCCAAAGACGATAACGAAAAAGACGATAAAGAGTAACGGTTTACTCTGTCGTACTCATACGATTGACCGGGCGCATATAAATGAAGACACCCGATCAGTTACGTTGTCTTTTAGCTCAGAAGCGCCAGTAGAAAGGCGCTTTGGACACGAAATATTAAATGAAGTGCTAGATCATAGCCGCGAGTCTGTTATTTTGGACAGAATCAGAGCTAATGGCCCTTTATTGAATGAACATGACCCAAAACAACATATTGGCGTTGTTGAGTCTGTTGATATTGGCGATGACCGTAGGGGTGTTGCTAATGTCCGGTTTAGTGAAACCGATGAGGCAGATAAAATATACCGACAAGTGCTTGAAGGGGTTAAAGCTAGTATTTCTGTAGGTTACAGGATATTAGACGGCGTAGTCGAGGAAACTAAAAAAGGTGGATTAGATGTATTCAGGGCAACGAAATGGGTTGTTCATGAGATTTCCACAGTCAGTATGCCTGCCGATACCAGTGTTGGTGTAGGTCGTAGTGAATCGGAATCCTTCGAGTTCGATATTGAAACAATTAAACAAGAGGCTAGAACAATGCCAGATGAAAATACACCAGTAGCAAAGCCTGAAAAAAAGGTTGATGTTGCTGCAATCGAAACGGGTGCGCGTGATACGGCTATTGCTGCTGAACGTGCGCGTACAAGTCGTATCACTAAAATTGGTGATAAATACAATGGCGCTGAATTAGCGCGTCAATTTGTTGAAAACGGCAAATCAGTTGATGAGTTTATGGACGCATTAGCAGAGCAGCGTGGCGACACCGAGAATGTTCAGACTCCTAATAAGCCTGTAACGCAAGTCGGTCTATCGGACAATGATACTCAGCGCTACTCACTGATGAGAGCATTAAACGCCTCTCTAACAGGTGACTGGAAGAATGCTGGCTTCGAGCGTGAATGCTCAATCGAAATCGAAGATAAGTTAGGGCGTGAAGCTCGCGGTTTCTTTGTTCCTTATGAAGTGCAATCTCGTACAATGAGTGTTGGTACTGATACTGCTGGCGGTTACATTGTGCAAACTGACGAAGGCGGCATGATTGATCTGTTACGCGCAAACACTGTGTTAGGTGCTGCGGGTGCAACTTTCTTACCGGGTTTAGTTGGTGATGTTGCCATTCCTAAGCAAACAGGCGCTTCTACCTTCTACTGGTTAGGTGAAGATGAAGACGGCACTGATTCAGAGCCAACTGTAGGTCAGGTATTATTAATGCCTAAAACTTGCGCTGGCGCAGTTCCTATGACTCGTAAGCTGTTGAAGCAATCTAGCCCTTCTGTTGAAGCGCTGGTCCAGAATGACCTTAATCGAGGCATGGCGCTTGCTATTGATGTTGCTGGTTTTAATGGCACTGGTGTTGATGGGCAGCCTTTGGGTATCTTGAATACCACTGGTATCTCGACTTCAACTATCGCCTCCGCTGGTGCGCCGACATGGATTGAAACAGTTGAGTTTGAAACTGATGTTGATACATCTAATGCTCTGATGGGTAATCTTAACTGGGTAACGACTCCTGCTGTAAAAGGCTCGATGAAAACCACAGCTAAAGACTCTGGTTCAGGCTTGTTTGTAGCTGATGGTAATACCGCAAATGGTTATGACATCTTAACCTCAACACAGATGCCGACTGCTGGTATTTTGTTTGGTGACTTCTCAAGCTGCATGATTGGTATGTGGGGCGTGATGGACGTTATGGCAGACACAGCAACTAAAGCTGCTTCTGGCGGTCTGGTGCTTCGTGTATTCCAAGACGTTGATGTTGGTGTTCGTCACATTGAATCATTCTGTAAGAATGCTTAAATAGGGTAGGGGGTGGTAACACCCCTTATTAGTGATATGCCAGAAATCGAAATTGAAATAACACGAACCACGGTCTGCAATGGTAAAACTGTTTATGTTGGTGATGAAATCACTACTGATAAACGTCAAGCAGACTTATTAATCAAATCTGATAAGGCGAAAATTGCTGGTGTTACTTTAGCAAAACTGGAAGCGAGAGCTGAAAGAAAGTTAGAGGAAGCAGCCGAAGCGGAAGCCGTACTTCAAAAAGCACGAGATGAAGCTGTTAAAGAAGACCACAAAGCTAAGGAAGAAGCAGCAAAAGAAAAAGCCGAGGCTGATAAAAAAGCCAAAGCTAAAGCCAAATCAAACAAAGACAAAGAGGAATAATCATGTCTATCATTAAAGACTTTGCAAACAATCTGGACGATAATTTATCACTGGTGACACAAGTTGTTACTGCTGATGCGTTAAGTACAGTGCTTGATTTACAGCAATACACAAACGGTGCATTTTTGTTTTGTGTAGGCGACTCAGGCGACACCCTTTCTGGCTCGGTTTATATCGAGCTTGAAATTCAGGAGTCTGACGACGACTCAACTTATACAGCTTGTGCTGATGCCGATGTTAAAAATACTGTTACTGGTACAAATACTGGTACGGTTGCATTAATTAATGCGCCTGCGGAAGATCAGCTAACGGTTTGGGGTGAGTACACTGGAACTAAGCGTTATATCAAAGCTAACGTGAACGTCAGCGGTACGCATACCAATGGTACGCCTATCGCTATTGTTGGCTTCCGCACCAATCCGGGTGAGCTGCCTGCATAATGGCTCTGGAAACTGATGCTGATAGACTTGGTATGTTGTCCGATTTTGGCGAGAATTATGTAGTCAATAATCGGACATATACCGGAATATTCGACAATGAATATATTGAAGAATTAGGTATGTCAGGGTCAGTTCCCATTCTAAATTGCAGAACAAAAGATGTTGCCACAGTTGATCGTGGCGACTCTTTATATGTCAGGGATAGCAATTTCACTGTTAAGGAAAAGCAGCCTGACGCACTAGGTTTAACCATTCTTATCTTGCAGAAACAATGACGCATAGAGCTGAAAACATCATGGATGCTGTCACAACGACAGTAAAAGGATTAACCACAACCGGCACAAGGGTTGAGCGTGGTCGTGTTTACTCTGTTGAAACAGCACCAGCTTTAACGGTAGAAATGGGTCAAGATTTTGTTGATAAAGATAGTTCAGATTTTGTTAATGCCAATCGGCAGCTAGTTGTTAAAATAACAGCGATTGTCAAAGCTAATTCAGAGCCGGATTCAACATTAAACACCATCAGAGAAGAAGTTTATAACGCATTAATAGCAGATAGAACATTAGGTGCTACTGCTGGTGTTATTGATATATGGCTTGATTCTGATGATGAGCCAGAACTAAGCTCTGAGGCCGATCAAACGATTGCCAAGCAGCAGCTTAATTATGTGGTAAAATATCGACATTCATATACTAATGCAGGGGCATAAGATGGCCGACAACAAACGTGAGACTTTAATTCCAAGAGGCGAGCGAAAGAAAGAAAAGCCTGCTTCTGATAAACCTAAACAAAAACCAGCAGAGGTAAAAGAAGATGCTGACAAGTCGTGAAGTAATCCTTTGCAAAGAGGAATCAACGTACAATACAGATGCCGCACCTACTGCTTCTGCTGATGCAATATTAATCTCCAACCCTTCGTGGGCCAATGAAGGCTTAAGAATGATTGAGCGTGATATTGTTAAATCAACACTCGGTAAAAAGAAAAGTATTTTTGGTGGAACATTAAAAACCGTTACGTTTGATGTTGAAATCAAAGGCTCTGGTACAGCAGGCACAGCACCCGATTTAGGTGTGTTGTTGGAAATCTGCGGTTTCACTGAAACGGTTGTCGCGGTAACGTCTGTTACTTATGACCCTGAATCTGCACCAGCTTCGATGAAGTCAGGTACATTATGGTATTACCAAGACGGCTTGATTCATAAGCTCACTGGTTGTCGAGGCAATGTTACTTGTAATCTTGAAACCGGCAATGTCGGTATGTTTTCTTTCACAATCACAGGTCATTCAGTAGCGCCTGTTGACGGTGCGATTGTAACACCGACTGTTGATGCTACCGATCCGGTTGCTATTGTTGGTACGTCATTCACTATTGATTCGTATGCTGCCACTATCAACTCATTGGCATTCGACATGAGCAATACGGTGTCAACGCCTCCTGACATGAATGCGTCTGATGGTTTTGGTGAGATTTATATTGCTCAACGTGACCCCAACGGCACATTTGATCCAGAAATGGAGCTGGTTGCTACCGAAGATTTTTATGGCAATTTCAGTTCAGGTGCAGCTATGGCTTTAACTACTGGTGCAATCGGCGCGACTGCTGGTAATATTGTCACAGTGACCATGCCTGCTGTTTCATACCGTGATATTTCTCCCGGTGATCGTGATGGTATCAGAACATACGAGCTTGCTTATGGTGCTGCTGAATCATCAGGCGACGACCAAGTAGCTATCGCATTTACCTAAAAATAGGTGCATAATACCTATTTATTAAACAATGAATAGGTGATTTATGGTCCAAGCGCTTGAAGTAATCAGTGAATTTGATTTTGTATGTGATGTTGACAAGGATGATGACGGCAATAACAAGGCTGATGCAACTATCTGGAAACTACGAGCGCTTACCGGCATGGAATGGGTAAGATGTTCATCAACAGGTCGTGTAAATCACGAATTAGTTGTTAATATCGGGCTTGTTGGCTGGTCTAATTTCTTAGATAAAGACGGAAAACCAATCGAATATTGTTTGGCTAATATGTCTCGTATCCCTTCTGGTGTGCTTGTTGATATTTTCTTGAAGATTGATCAAGTATCTACTCTAGGAGAAGAAGAAAGAAAAAACTCATAATCGCAATCGAGGTCTATGCTAATCCAGATAGATTCGATTGTGAGAAATGCGGCCATAGACATTGTGATACAGAAAAGGAGATAAAAGGCTCAAATGGTTCGGCAGGTTATAAGCTGCACACCATTAAAGGATTAGGAGACTTTGATACGTGTCTTCTACCAATGATTACGGATAGCAGTAATTATATGTTAAAATTGCATAAGCACTATTCAAATGGTGTTCTAATGCGATCAGGCGGGTTACTTGACCAGCCTAATTATTATCTTGAGGCGATGGAGATTATCGGCTAATGGTTACAGAAACACATAACGTCGATTTCACAGCCAAAGATAAAACAAAATCTGCTACCGCTTCGGTTAGCAAAAACTTCGATAAAGTATCATCCAAAGCAGACGGTCTTGCTGGTCGTTTTCGCAATATGGCGAGAGCGACAGCAGCCGTTCGTGGTCCGTTAGATGGTGTGGCGGCTCGTATGTCATCGGTTGGCTCGTTAATCGGTAATGTATCGCTTAAATGGGTTGCGATGGGAACAGCAATCGCTGGTGCTTCTGTAGTCCTTAAAAAATCAATCGGTGTATTTACTGAATACGAGCAATCAATGCTTGGTATTAATGCGCTGATTGAGCGTACTGGCGGTGCTGCTGGCGTTACCGGACAGCAAATATCCGATATGGCTGAAAGGATTGGTCGTGATACGTTGGCGTCTGCTAGTGAAGTGCGCGACGCAGCCGCTATCATGCTGACGTTTAAATCTGTTACAGGCGACGCATTCACCCGATCAGTTGAGTTAGCGCAAGACATGGCCGCTGTCATGAAGCAGGACCTTAACTCGTCTGTTAAGCAGCTTGGTAAGGTTTTAGAAGACCCAATTCGTAATCTCTCTGCTTTAAATCGATCTGGCGTTTCATTTACTGCCACTCAAACCGCCATGATTAAGAAAATGGTTGAAATGGGCGATAAAGCAGGCGCACAAACTCAAATTATGGATATATTAGCAGGACAGCTAGGCGGTTATGGTGCTGCCGAGGGCGCTGGTGTTGCTGGTGCGATTGATTTAGTCGGTGAAAACTGGACGCTATTAATGCGTAAGATCGGTCAAACAGGTATTGCTAAGGAAGCGGCTGAATGGATGAAGCAATTGGCCAACGGCATGAGAAATGTGGCTGAAAATATTGATCCTACACTACAGGAAGCATATAACCAGAAATTAAAAGAATTACATGCGCTGGAAGATGAGGGCGCTAATGCAAGAGGTAGAAATGCAGAATCCCTTAAAAATCAACACTGGCTTAAAAAACAACAGATACATTTAGAGCTGTCTTTATTAACGCAGCAGTTAAATGCCGAAAAAGAAGTCAACGACGCATTTGAGGCCGATGCAGTCATGATGGCTGAGGTTAATGCTCAAAATGAAGCGGCGGCAGTTAAATTTTTAAAATCAGAGGAAGATAAGAGAAAAGCGATAGAGCGTACTGCAAAAGCAAGACAATCGGCGGCTGATAAGTTTGGTGAACAGATTAAAAAAGAAGCAGATCAGGCGCGTCATCAAGGTATGGAAAAACTGGCTGTCGAAGATGAAGTCTTTGCTAATAAAATGTTCAAGCTGGAAGAAAATCACGCAGCAGAGCTATTATCGGATGAAGAATTTTTTACTCAGTCTGAATTATTAGAGCAGGCTCATCAGGACCGAAAAACAGCAATTCAGAAAGACGCTGACGAGCAAAGACTTAAGAATGCAGAGCAAGTAAATTCGATGATTGTTAATTCGTCATTTGCACTAGCTAATGATTTGACCAGATTAGGTCAGGCGGCAGCCGGTGAAGATGAAGCATTGCAGCGTAAGTTGTTTATTTTCTCAAAGGCGATTGCGGTTGCTCAAATTATTGTAAGCACAATGGTTGCAGCGGCAAAAGCAGACGCACTTGTTCCCGGTAGCGGCACAGCAGTTGCAGCTCTTGGTTATACTAGGGCAGCAGTAGTAGGCGCAACCAGTGTTATCGAGGCAGGGGCAAGAGAGCATGGCGGGCCTGTCATTGCTGGAAGACCGTATAAAGTTGGTGAGCGTGGTCCTGAAATATTTACACCGACCCAATCAGGACAGATTATTAATAACAAAACAATCAGTAATCAAGGCGGCACGACGTTTGCACCAGTCTATAATCTTCAAGTGCTGGATTCAGAAGGGGTTGATAGAGTGCTGGCCGAGCATAGTGAAAAATTCTATAATACTATGCAAATGAACATGTTTCAAAACGGGCAGAGCTTCGCATAATGGCTGATTATCCAACATCAGACGCTAAATCATTAGGTTTAGAGTCGAATATCAAAGAAGGTCAGTATACCTCTGAGTCAGGTGCTATGCAGGCTCGGCGATATGGCGCACAGCGTTTCTCTGTAACCATGCAGCACCCACCATTAACGAAAGCTGAAATGATGCCTATTGATGCGTTTATTAAATCGCTACGAGGTCGGGCTAATAGTTGTGAATTAATTTTGCCTGACAAAGCTGATCCATTAGGCGCGATTGATGGCAGTAGCACGCCGGTTTTAAATAGCGCACGCGCAAGGGGTAGTAGTTCGATTGCGATCGATGGTTTAGTTGCCAGCGTTACGGGTATTTTTAACGCGGGCGATATGATTAATTTCGGCAATCATACAAAGGCTTATAAAATTGTTTCGACAGTTGATTCTGAGGCGCATGACGCAATAGCGAAAGCTGACGGCACAGGCGTTTTATTAAAAGCTGATGGCAGCGGCGATTCGTTGTTGATGACTCGCGCAAATCAGGCAATCTTAACGATTTTCCCGCCATTGGTTGAAGATGTTGCAGACGGTCAAAGCGTTGTCTATGGCTCAGGCTTTAGGCTCACTGTAAAAATGAAAGGCGACCAACAAAATTACATGGTTGAACCGCCTAATATTTATTCTAAACAAGTTAATTTTCTGGAGTATGTTGCGTAATGGCTGATGCAAAAGTGGGTGACGGCACACAGATAACAAACATGCCATTAACCGGCAAGATGTATGTTGATGATTCCGGTGTTGATAAATATGTTGATTTTGATGATCTGACGGAAACCGGAACATTCACGCCGACTTTAGGTGATGGAACTAATGATTACACCTTATCAACAGCTACAGGAAATTACACTAGAATAGGAAAGCAAGTAACAGCATATATTAATATAACATGGACAGACTTAGGTAGCGCGGGAGGAACTATTTTAAGGGTTGGTGGATTGCCTTATGCCGCAACATCTGCGGCAGGATTCAGGGCTGGCACAAACCTAGCGTATGTCGATGGATTAGATAATGGCGCTGGAAAACAAATAACCGGCTGGTTAGCTGCGAGCGTAGATTACATTAGTTTTTATCTAATAAACGATAATGCCGCTCCTTCGTCTTTGCTTGCCAACTCATCTAATAGCACTGGTATTTTACAACTTAGTGTAAGCTATCAGGCCGCCTAATGTCAGCCTTACCCTATCAATCCTTTGCAAAATACACCCTAACGGATAACCAGCCGACGTTATTTAGTGACAGTGATTCTGGTAAAACTATTGATCGCCATGTAAACGGGCATTTAGCATCTTTTAATATTTCTTATCCGAAATTATTAAATACACAATTTGCAGAGCTTGATGGTTTTTTAACGGATGCTTCAACTTATAAAAGCTTTACCATCACGCTGCCTGATAGAGAGCCTTTAGGGGTTGCAACTGGCACGCCGTTAGTTAATACAGACTCAGGCGGTTATGCTAAAGGAATTAGCTCAATAAATGTCGATGGATTCACGGCTAATACAACGGATATTTTAAAGGCCGGTGATATTTTAAAGTTTGCGAACCATACGCACGTTTATACAAACATAACTGATGTTGATAGCAGTGTTGGCTCTATCGCACTAGAAGACGGTACAGGTGTTTTATTACTCGAAGGCGGAACGACTGATGAGCTATTATTAGAAATCTCAGGACAAGCAACATTAACCATCGAGCCGCCATTAAAACAATCGATTACAGATAATGAAGCACTCACGGTCACAAATGTTCCTTTTACGATTCGCCGCACTAAGCCCCATCAATCAATGGTAACGCCACCCTATATCTATGATTTTAATTTTAACGCTATCGAGGTTTCATAATGGCTGATACTAAAACAAGTGCTTTAACTGCATTAACTGGAATGTCACTGACAGATAAATTGTACGTTAGTAATTCTGGAACAGATAAACATATTCCTTTTGATGAATTCACAGAAACCGGAACATTTACACCAACAATAGAAGGCACGACCACGGCAGGAACACAGACATACACAACACAGGCCGGACATTATGAGCGAATAGGTAGGCTGGTTCATTACAGCGTCCTTATTATATTGTCGGCAAAAGACGGCGCTACAAGCGGCAGTCTTGTTGTAGAAGGGCTTCCATACACAGCAAATGCAGGCATATATTCGCCATCAGCAATTTCATATACAGCAAACATTACGTTAACATCGAGTTATTTTATTAACGGGTATGTTAAGGCAGGTACAACACAGATAACTTTATTTGAGTCAGATGGCACTACATTAGCAGCGTTAACAATTGCCGATTTAAACGCCACTTCGCAAATTATGCTTTCTGGCTGTTATAGAGCCGCCTAATGTCTACTCGCGGTTATTCAACAGCAGGCATTGCGGCCTTAAACTCAAATCCAGAATTTTATCAGTTGATAAAGTTAGATTTTGACACGCCATTATATTTAACGACTTGCCCTTATGATCTTGAGTATGACGGTCAGACTTGGTTAAGCTCTGCCATTATATCAGAGCTGCCAACGGTTAAAGAATCGCTTGCCATGAAGCCTAACAATATCCCTATTGTGATGGATGGCGCGGCTTTAGTTAATCAGGCTTTAACTTTTGAAAATTACAATAATGCCGAGGTTTTAATCTATCGCTATTTAGTCGCAACAGCGGAAACCGTACAAGAATATAAGGGATTTATTCAAACTTATAAAAAGTCAGAAAATAAACAAGCCGGTAAATCTACTATCACTTGGTCGGTAGCCGGTCATTGGTTTGATTGGGATAGGCGCTATGGTCGGATTATTAGCGATCAAGAACAACAAAGCCTCCACACTGGCGACAGATTCTTTGAATATTTCCATTTAACTGATGAGTCTATTAATGATTGGGCCGAGGCCGACCCAGATTTTGGCGGGTTTGTTGGAAATCTGATCGCCAATGTTGCTGAACATGCTGGGCAGATTGTTGTTGATATAATAGACGGGACAGATCAATTTCTTGGTCATTTTGGTTTAGGTAGTGGCGATGACGGCGACCACGTTACATCACAGAAAATAAATGTTGATGAGCATGTCGGTAACGCGATTGATCCTAAATCGAAAATTAAACGATTGCCAGTGGCTTATGGGGAATGCAGAGCCAAAGGCGTGCCAATTTTCAGAAGTCTTGACCCCGCCAACAAAGAGTTTTTATATGTTGTTAGCGCGATCTCAGAAGGCACAATAGACGGCTTAACAGGTAACAAAGTCGAGTTTAAAAACAGCGAGCCTTATAACTCAACAAGGCTGACTTCTTATTGTACATTGGTTGCAGAATATGACGGCTCACAAACCACAGCCGATAGTACGCTGGTTAGCGTGTTTGGCTCATCCGGTACGGGCACAGGCTATTTAACAAGCGCGGCACACTCAGAAGACGACACGGTTATTTCTGTTGATACTGGAACTGGCACTATTTTAATTGGTGATATTGTTTATTTTGGTACTGATACGACAAGGATGTATTCTGTATCGGTAGCGTTAAGCGGTGGCTCATTTACTATTGCTGGTGGATTAAGCGCGGACGTTGCAGATAATGCCGCTGTTACGGTTCGGTCTATCTGGTCGGCTGATCATGTTGGTAATGGTGTCGCTTATGTTGTGATGAAGTATAAAAAATCGAGCGTATGGCAAGGAGAGCCAAAGCCTGCCTTTGTTTTAAAGGGAAAACATATTTATGACCCGCGTGATGGCACGACAGCTTATAGCGCAAATCCTGCTTTAATTACTTATGATCTTTTAGTAAATACCTTATATGGCAAATCTGTACCAACAGCAGAGATTGATTCTGCCAGTTTTATTAGTGCGGCAGACTTGGCAGAAACAACAAATAATGATCACGGCGGTGAAGATGGGGGTGGTGTTGCGGCGATTGATTTATTCTCATTTGACGGCTCATTGATTACTAACAATCCATTAAGAGATAATATCGAAAAAGTTTTATTTAACTGTCGCGGCCATCTAACGCATGTTGCCGGTCAATATAAAATCATTTGTGAGCAAACAAGCGAAACCTCTGTTTATTCTTTTGATGAAGACAATATACAAGGTGATTTTGAAGTCTCTGAAACACCAGCAACCGCGCAATATAATCATGTTTTATATGAAATCATTGCGCCCGATTTTGATTATCGTCCTTGGGTTGAGCAACAAAAATCCGCTACTTATTTAGCCAATGACAATAACAAGCCATCGGTTAAAATATTTAAGAATATTTACGAACGCAATCGTTACAGGGCAAAGAATCGCGCTGCTACGATTATGAAGAAATCACGCGAGGGAATACGCGTAAAACTCACGGCCTCTAATGCTGATGCAATGAGTATCGAGTGCGGTCAGATTGTCGATATTACCCGCGATTCAGAAGGCTGGACTAATAAGCTATTTCGCGTTACTTCAATGACGATAGCCAAAGATGCAACGTGTAGTTTCAATCTATCTGAATATGAAAGCTCTGTTTATGACTGGTCGGTTAGCGTTGAAGATACACCGCCTATTGATACCGATTTGCCTGATCCGAGCTATATTAAGCCGCCTACTGGATTGCTCGCTGTTTCAGGTTCAGCTAATCAGGTAACAACGGATGACGGTGCGGCAGAGAATCGAATTAAGGTAAGCTGGACTGCGCCTGCTGATGAATACGTTGAAGGCTACGAGGTTCAATATCGTGCTGTTGGCGACACAACATGGATTCAACTACCGACACAAACCAGCATTGATGACGTGACTTTATTTATCCCGAAAGTTGATGAAGATCAAGACTACGAGGTTCGTGTAAGGTCATATAATGCTCAAGGCACTGTATCGGCATGGGTGGCTTTGGGTGCGGCTCATACGGTTACTGGTGAGGTAGCTATAGGTCGTTTGGCTCAGATTCGCGGGGCTATGGCATATGAAAATTCCTCTATATATTGGACAACTTTTTTTGAATCATTAGACGCTTATTTTACTACTGGAACAGTATCGGTAAGTAGCATAGGTGTTGCTATGAATGGATCTACCTCATCTCAAGCATTATTATGGAAAGAGATAATAAGACCAATAGTAGAGCCAACATGGGCTAAGAACAGGCGATTTAAAACAACTATCTGGTTAGGTTATGCGACATTTTCAAATACATCAGGCGACACCCATGCAGGAATCGGATCAACAATAACAACTGATAATTTTGTGGGGTTTGCATTTAAATGGAATGGTGGCACGTCTTCGATTGATGTATACGCTAAAACAGGCCGTGATTCTGTTGGCACTACAGAAACATTAATGACATCAATAGCATCGACAGCAGGAGAAGAAATTGAAATAGAAGCAATTTATACAGCCGGTACAAATGCTGTGTTTTATGTCGATGGCGGAAGTGAGACTACTATAACAACCAACTTACCAACTGATACTGGAACGCCAACCGCAGACGCAGCAAAAACAATTTTTATAAAATTACCAACAACAACAACAGGAACAACTACGCATGGCGTTGGAGAATGGCGATTTCTTCAAGAGCAATAATTACGACCATGATTAGCATGATATTCTTGTTATATCAGAAATAAACGCAGCTATAAAAAAAGTTTGATTGATGAGAGCCGTGCTTATTTCCAGTTAATTGATCAAGAATATAATGTACTAATTCATGCCTATAAACATAGATAGAATGATCATTATAGTAAGGGCTGTCTTTATCTAATATTGCGATCAAATCCCCATAATATCTACCCTGACTGTTTGTATCTTCAATCTGATAAACAGAGAAAACCATCAAATCGATATAAAAAGCATACCCATTGTAGTTATTATTTAGCGGTTCTCTCCATTGGTCGGTTATACACTGATAAACACTATTAAATTCTTTATCAAGATCATAGCCTGATATTGTATAACCGCTATATTCAATGCCTAAAGTCGTAACACCATCTATCTCATACCCATAACCATGATTATTATCGGTATCAATACAACCACTCACCATAAAAGCAATTACTAATATTAATGTTCTCATAATTATTCTCCCTGTTTATTAAACTATAGCCTAGATGCTGGTTTATGTTTGTAAGGATTTTCTCAAATCTCTGTAGTATTTCGTTATCTCTCTAATATCATCGAGAGTAAGCTTTTGTGGCTCATGGTGCGATTCTAGCTATGATTAAAAATGCTTGGTATGTCTCTTAAGTCATCGTGCTTAACTTCAAGTATTTTTGTTTTTGTTTTGTGATGAGTTATTCTTGGGCTATAAACAGCCTCATAGTCACTCATTCCCATTCGTTTTCTTCTTCTGATAGTCGCGCTATGTACGACAACATTTGGCATTCTAGCCCATGCGGAAGCTGTCATTGTTTTGCCGTCAATAGTAAGAAAGAACTTGCCCATAGATGTTCTTGAGTGGCCTCTGAACGTATTACACCCGATACATAAGCACCTTAGATTACCTTCGTTGTTATTCGTGACGTCTTCATCTATATGATCAATATGGCATGTTTTCCAATTTACAGGATCGCCACATAATTCACAGTAATCTGCTACACCATTAAACGTATTGAAATAGACAAGTCTATGCTCGTACACGTATCCGCGCTTATCTGCAAGTGGGTGATCTGGTTCGTGCAGCGATTGATAACCAGCCGGATTATTTATCCTGTATGCTTTTTTCCGGTTATGTTTGCTAGGGTCTCTTGATTCTTTCTTGTGATAGTAACCATTCCGCATAAATCTGAAATAATGCTTTTGACAAACCTGTTGCTTTTTATACGCGGCTTCACGGCCGCATCCATCAATCTTGCATTCCATAAATCACCTGTTACATAAAACTTACATGTAACAATTATAATCCATGCTTTTTATTAAATCTATACACTTCTCGCCTTGCTCGTTTATTAAACACTTTCTTTAATCTTGCCAAGTATTCAATATCATATCTCACTAATTCATTTTGACATTCAAGCCAGTCAACCCGATCAGCGCCTAATTTCTTTATTAGCCTTATACGATATTCCAACAAGTTACCGCTAAGTACAGAATTACAGGTCGCACAGCTAGCATGAATATTGAACGTGTTGAATCTTAATGAGCTACAAGCGCCAACGCTGCGATAGTGAGAAGCATGTCGTTGATGTTGTCCGTTATCTGGCTTGTCACAGCTTATACAAGGCTTTCCGGCATCTCTGGCTCTGATATATGAATTAACGGCTGCCTGAGCTTCCTTGGCCCATTCTGAGCGCGTTTTGTGTTTCTCTTTAAATTCTTTCTTAGCCTTCCGGTTTTCTTTCTTCTCGGTCTTGATGCTTTCTTTCTTGGCTGATTCGCCGTCGATAATTGCACATTTAATGCTACAGGTGCGAGCGAGTGTATTGGGTGGCGTGAATTTCTCCTGACATACTTTACAGGGTTTCTTCCTTGCTGGCTTAAGGGCTGTTTGTTTCATTGTGGTAGGGGTAGATTCATGCCTAAATCATGGCCTATCTCTACAGTGCCATCGATTAGCAAAGAATAACCATGACGCTTTTCGGCTTCTGAGCTTGGTATCTGCTCCAAGTCGTTACCATCTAAATCTTTAACGATCTCAACGCCCATTATTTTAACCTTGAGAATGTTTTTCATCTCTAACGGCGTATAGCCCAATTCTTTAGCCATGATGTTTATCAGAACATGCCAGAATCCTCTCTGAGCTGCCGTCTTGTCGTGTTTATAGTCTTCTATGGTAACTTGGCATATATGATCACCCATAAGCCTTTGTACTTCATTTAAGGCGCGTTTCTTTGATAGGACAGAATTAACGACTATGACTAGCTTATCCATCCTTAATGCTTTGCGCCATTCATATCTGCTTCTATAGCGTCCGCAATATCTCTTAGCGCAGCAACTAGAAATTCAGCATCATCATCAAGACAATGACCAACGACAACACCTTCATCAACATCTAAAAAAAATGTAGGAGTGCCGTCAATGCCTATCGAGACTTGAACTTTGTCTTTTATATAATCGCTAAAATTATCATAAGAAACAATATCTTTATTTATTTTCATTTTATTTCACCTTTTATCTGTTTGCATAAATTCCAAATCTTCATTTTCCATTCCTCGCCATAAATACTTGCTCTATGCTTAAAATCCGCCATCATCAAGCCTGATTCATCCCTATACAGCTTCATAGCATATTGGTGGCTGTGAAAGGCTCGCTGTTTTTGCATTCTTTCGTCGGTTGTCATTAGAAATATGGCTGCTCTTTAATATATTTAATAGCCGATTCTTTAAATGTTTCAGTAAACAATATAATACCGCCGTCTTTTGTGTGTTCGATATTAACAACGTGCAAGCTGTCTTTAGCTGATGTTCCCGTTGTTGCATTTTCAGGCCATATTAACACTTTGCTACTATCCACAACTCACCTCTTAATATTGGAGCGGCGGGCGGGAATCGAACCCGCGTCTTTAGGGTGGAAACCTAATGTCTGAACCACTAGACGACCTCCGCTTTATATGGCGACAACCAGCTACCCAATGCGCTACACATTGTTAAAAGGTGGTAGCTGGTTGCCATAAACTTATTTATTCGCCGTCATCATCAAACCAGACAGTAACATAAGCGGCTGGCGGAACAAATACGCCGATACCGTGAATTGCCTCGCATTTATAATTCGATTCAAAGTCACAGCTTGCAAACTTTGCCGCGTTCCAAATCCACGGCGTAATTAATAATGCTACTACTATTAACATTGTGCTTGTTTTCATTCTCTCTCTCCAATTATACGCCCATAAGGGCGGGTTAATTAATTACTGATTTTGGCAAGTCTCAAAACGGAATATCTTGATCGAAATCATCGCCACCACTAAAAGCCGGTGCTGTATTCTGCTGTTGAGCTGGCTGGCTTTGTTGCCGCCCTGATTGGTTGTTATCAGTTCGGCTTTCACGACTATAAACACCGACCATCAAGCTACTGCCTTTTGTTACTTTTCCGGCTTCCTTGTTCATTTTGGATTGCTTGATATAAAGACCGGCTAAATCTACGCCAATATCCATCAGAATGTACTCACCATTCTCGCCATCTAACAAAGTTCCAATTCTGACAAACTCGCCTTTATCCTGACCTGTTCCACGGTCTTTGTATGTTCCAACTTTTACCACTAAGTCTTTATTCATTTATTTCGCTCCGGTTATTTTCATTAAAGTTTTTTCATTCAGACTGATCATCACACCAACCTCATTGAATTAAACATATCGACTGCATGTTTCTTTGTGACTCTAGCTGCTTGTGATTTTATAAAAGCATCAAATTGACCTCTTGACTTACCAAGTGGCATAGTCGTGGCCTGTTCTTCACTCCATCCAGTATTTAAACGGCTGGCAATATCATTTGTTCTCAGGTGATTGTCATAGTGCAATTTGTGATACTCGACAAACCATGCCGCCGTGCGGCTGACTTTTACAGCTTCGCCATTTTCAAACACATAGCCTTCTAGCTTCCGGCCTTCTTTCTTTCCGTAATTGTTGCAAGTGTTTTCGGGTTCTTTTATATCAAGATAACTTTTCATATTAAGTACCACGTATAAGCCATTTTTCCAGTAACAGAGCATTTACGCTTATCGCCTTTCATGGACTTGAGCGAGTCAGGGAGTCGCTTGTGTAGAAGATCGTTATCAATGCCTGTAATTATCGATAACTCGCGGCTAGTAAAGCCCTGATGAGCTTCAAGCACCTTTTCAGCTATCTGGACACCTTTTAATCGAGTTCCATCTTGGCTTATGGTCATATCTGCCATGTAGCTAGTAATTGGATCGCTATTTCTTGATGCTGGTGTAAAGTTCATTATTAATCTCCACAAAAACAAGGTATTGTTTCATCATCTTCAAAAACGAATAGTGATGGCTGCTCTAATGCTAATCTCTTCATTTCTTTATAGCTTGGTTGATCTGCTCTAAAAAAAGCGCCTTTTCCAACATCTTCACTAAGCTCAAGCTCAAGCTCAATCCACCAATCTGCCAGCTCTGGGCGCTCTCTGATAATGCTTTGTTTTTTGCTGTATCCTTTTAAAAAACATAAATCACAATTACCCCAATCTGTTACACCTTTATTATTTGGTAGATTCAAATCAAAATCCTGAGTATTCCAGAAATTATAAACGTCTATAGCAGAAACACCGTCAAGATATAATGGCAAATATCTTTCTTGTCCGCTTTCTATGGTGTTGTGCATTTTAGAGGCTCTGCGTTGCTCATCCGCTCTTATGCCGATACATCCAATATATGGCGTTTCAAAATTACAAATATCTTTCAAGTATTCAGATATAGCGCGTATTTTCAGGTCTACAGTGCAGAACCTCGCCACAGGATTCGGTGCATATCGCCTAGCCTTAACCAGCGATCTAAACGGCTCACCATTTCTGCTTGCGGTCTCATAGCTCACTATTTTTGTTTCATAAACAAATTTGTTTTTTTCATCTTCTCTTGATGTCCTTGCGAACCTTTCCAGCCAGACAATATCAACGCCCCATTTATCTCCGCACTCTTTAACAAAATCTAATGTTTGAGGCATTTCTTTGCCTGTATTAGCAAAACAGATTTTTATATAATCTGGAAGTTTATTATTATGAGCTTCTAATATTTTCCATAGCATAAATCCAGATGTTCTCCCGCCACTAAAACTTATCACTGCTGGCTCATCTATAAAATACGGATTCATTATCTCGCTCCTGTTAACCAATTATTAATCGGACATTGTTTGTGCTGTTTGATCATCTTAGCCTCGACAGATTTCTTGCTGTCTGACTTGCCGTATGTATCTTCATACCATTTGATAAACTTTGCCCGACTCTTTTCTGTATGCTTGGCTTTCGACTTCATCGCCCATTCATACTTTTCCCGATGCTCTCTCATGGAAATCGGGATTAGGTATCTTGATACCGCTTTAACACCGAATATCTTTGCAATCTTTTCTAAGCTTAACCCGTCCTGCATGTGCAATCGTCTTGCCTTATCCCTTGTTTGATAATCGTAAGAGCCTTTCATTTGCTGAACATATCCTTAGTTTTGTCGCAGCGGTCAGGTAATTCCTTCACCTCTCCCTTATCATCAACGGAGTTAATTAGCTCACGCTTGTCGGTCTTAGTGTTAGCGAATGCCTGAATAGCTGGCCAGTCAATATCGTAGCAGCGTATCTCATGGCGCTTAAGCCCTGCTTCATCCTTGCGGGCTTTGAAGTCGCGTTGAATTTGTTTGTTAGTTTTAGGCATTATTTGAGGCCAAGTATTTTTCTTGCTGATTCAGGCCAAAAAGTATCACTTCCCCATCCATCTGTTTCGCTTTCCATTTTATAGCAGCGGATAATTTCACCATCTATCTCAAGTTCCGGCGTTGCCCACGTTGATGCAAGATAGCAATATTGTTCATCAGGTATCTTGCCATCACGAAATATTGTTCCGCCGGTATATTCCCAATCACTAGCAAGTCCAGCGCTTGCGTTCAAAGCCCCGCTTTCTTTGATTAGCGTAGCGGCTCTGTCCCAATCAAACACCATTGATTCCTTACCTCGATTTGCTTCACCCTTCATAAATGCCTGCATCGAATCCATCTTCATACTCCTGATTTATTGTTAATGTGCTTCTAGATTAAATCATTACCGGAAACATTACCAATTAATAATACCTATCATTCCCTCTGGTTGTATTGGGTTTGTTAATCGTTAAAGAGATTCACTAGCGAGTCTTCCAGTTTTCTTGATATGAGATAGGCCGACTTCAACGACCTTAGTAATATTTGCTTTTTCACACAATGAAACAGCTACCGCCTCACTTTCTGATCTTGCTATAACAGCATGGCTCAATGAATAACCGTTGTTATATTCTTCTACTTGATATATAAAATATTTGCTCATAATCTTCTCTCTTATTGGTTGGTTAAACGTTTTTTGTGTTCATGCAGGCTCTGATAGCGTTACCAAGGACAGCATCATGTTCTTCGTTATCATCAACAAATGCGATAGCCTCTGCACAAGCATGGCGCGTTATTTTGTCCTGTTCTTTGAGGGCTTTGATAATCAGCTCCGTCATACTTATATCAAATGTATTAATATTAAGATTATGAAAATCCTTAATAACATTTTTAGCTCTTTCTTCTGCTGTTTTCATATCTACCTCTGCTAATATTCTCGCCCTTATCTCACTTCTTAGGCGGTTACGGGTGTTACATGCCAAGCTTCTTTTTCATTTCAGCCAGGCAATCCTCAGCGACCTCTGGTGTTGCTTTCTGGGTTAGCTGTCGATCTCTGGGAATATAATCTTTGTAAGCGGCTGATTTATGCTGCCATGATTCGCCCTCACCTTTGCAGCACTTAACGAACTCAGGAGCGCTCGGAGGCCAATCTTCTAGCCAACCATCAAGGCCGCGCTTAATATCGTCACCTGAGAGACCTGAGAGCTGCTCAGACCATTCTTTTATGGCTGTTTCTTCAATGCCTTGCATAGCTGATACCCATTTATGCCCGTATCGAGCTTGAAGCTTCTTAAATAGCTCAGTTGTCCAGTGTTGCGGTAAAGCCGTTTTCTGCGATGTCTCTGGCTGCGATTTCGTCGAGCTTGTCGCTGAATTGTTTTGCTTTTGGGGTGCTAGTTCGTTGATTTGTTTCATTTGCCTTTTCCTTATTTCGTGAGTTCCAGTTGCTTACAGCAGCCTTCCAGTTTTTCATTTTGGTTTTGCCGACCATCCAGCCGTTAGATTCGTAATGATTTAAAAACCGTTCAGCATCAACTTGATATTGTTTTTCGAGAATATAGGATTTGATCTCATCAAGAGAGGGCGGGGTAAATTTTTTTACCCCCTTCTTTTGAATTTGTTTGGTTTTGGTTATTGGTTCTGGTTCTTGGTTCTGGTTACGAACACCTGTTGACTCGCTGTTGAACACCTGTTGAACACCTGTTGAACTTGATTTGTCTTTATCTTTCAGTGCTTTACGCGCCTTTGCGGATGCCTTGCCTGCTTTAGACTTGTTTTTATTGTTACGCTGATATTCTTTTATAATTTCATTGCAACGATTATGTTCATAGCCTTTTTCTGTTAAAATGAAGTATTCGCGCAACACCTGTTGAACGGCGTATATTTGAATCTCGTCATCGGCTAGTATTTTTTTGCAAAGATATTCGAGGTCATCAATCAGAGGTTTTTCAGAATCGTAATATAATTCGATAAGGTCGCGGTAAATAGATCGCTCTATACGCGTTAGATGACGTGTAGCATTGTTGAAATCACCTATATGGTGAGGGTAGTAGTTCATAATTAAGCCCTAGTTGTATGCCCTAAGAATTGAGAACGCTGGCAATCAGGGCAATGACTGTCCTTTGGTGATCAAGCCAAAGTAAGCACAGCGCGTTTATTTCAATATGATCATTATATCACATTCCTGTTTTGGCTCTAGGTCAATTCAGGATTTTTTATTAATAGTTCTTCATGTAACATTCTGTCGGGAAATCTGCCCCCGCTTCACGGCAGGCGCATATTTCACCGCATGGTTTATCGACTATAACCGATGTTAAAACACCATGTTCAAGTGCCATCTCTTGAATATCATCACCAGAAAAATCATTGCCTTCACCGGCCAGATAAATCAAATCGTTTACAAAGTTTATTAATCGTAATGTACTATCACTCACAATCTATCTCCTGATTAACATCAAGTTAGGGTGTTTATTCTTCAACTGATAACACTTCCGCGTCATAAGTAGATTCAAATCCGCATTCAGCAATACCTACAGCTTTATTTAGTGCTTCATCTTCTGATTCTGCTTCAACGGTTACAATATCACTGTGTTTTTCAGTAATCTTAACCCTATATGTTTTTTTATCGCTCATAACCTCTCCTATCAGTTGTGGTATAATTAAACTACGAATTCGTTTCTTTCTTTATGGTTTTGGTGTGGTGCTTAAATTCGCAATTGCTACATTTTTCACCTTCGTATACTTGCTCGTCATCACAACCATAGCACCAGAACCGACCATCACTTTTTGGAGACATTCTTTTTTCACGATTTGATTTGCGGTATTCTTCACTCATCCTCTATCTCCTTCTCAGTGTTATAATGGGTTTAATAAACTGCTCTTTTACAGTTTGGAATATTTATCATTGAACCATGTGGCGATTCTTTGTTGAGCTGCTTCGTCAACGTCGCCATAGTTGGTAAAATGCTCAAGCACTTGAGCCAGCCCAGATAGACAATTCAATTCGTCATCATCATAAACCAGTTTTATTTCTAACTTTAATTCGTCACTCATCTCTTCACCTTTACTGTTTGTTAGGTATGCAGCACTTTTTAAATTTCTTACCGCTATTACACGGACAAGGCTCGTTACGGCCAATTTTTCTACGGCCTACATACTTATATCCTTTGCCTTCTGCACTGGCGACAGCTTCATCCATACGAGATTCAAATTCTTTCCTCGACTCTGAAACCTCGCGCTCAAAAATCTCTCTGGCATTCGGCAGATCTTCATCATCCATAAATTCAGGTTTATATTCTTGCATCTCATCACCTCATGTTGTTAATAGTATGGTTGGTCTTTAATTGCTTCGATAGCAAAATCTTTAATGTCTTTCATGTACTCGGCCTGAGTGTAAGTTTTAAGCTCCATTTCACCGTCGCCACTAAAACTGATTTTTACCATAGCGCTACCGCCTGATGCTGTAGTAGTGAAAACATCTGTAAACTTATCAGCCATCCTCATTCCCCTTGCTTGTGTCGGGTGTTCCATGCTTTGATAGCCGCGTCTTCAGTTGCGAATTCATAAACCATGTCGCCATAGTAATCGGTGGTTTCGTCAATACCTAAAGTACAAAAACAATCATCATTCTCACATCTAACACCATAATCAGTCTCGGTATATTTGCCTTTTCCCGCCGCATTGTAATGCCTGTGATTGTCTTCTACGTATGCAGTCGATCCACAAAACGGACAGGGTAAAAGCTCAGTCTCTTTGGTCATTTCCTGCGGGTTATCTATACAGATGTCACTAAAAAAATTTTTAAAAATGCAATCAGAACATTCTTTCTGGCCTAGATCACCAATAACCAAATCTTTTCCGCAACTTGTGCATTTTGTCCCCATCATTCACTCTCTCCAGTAGGTAGGGGCAGGAACGATTTAACTTTTTTATGTAAAATTGAACCATGTCCGATAGATGTCAGCTCGTTAATGTTTAAATAATCATCAATCTCTTTCATCAGGTCGAGCATACCTTTCGCGGCTTCGTAATGGGCGATAAGGCCAGCTATAGCGGTGTCATCATCAATCCCAAGCTCTAATAAAACACCATTCCAATCAGCTTGCTTGAATTCAGAGATAAACCGATCAATATTTTCAGTAATTTCTTTATTATCATCAATCATTTGTTGTCCTCGCGGGCGCTGCCCTTGCTCATTATGTAAGCCTTAACGATTGCCATTTCACTTCTCCAATTCAGGCAGACTATCTAAAATAGCTTTCTGCTCTTTCATCTTTAACTCATAAGTAAGTATGTATTTACAGCGCACAGCTTCAAGTTTAGGGCTCATTTTTAGCCCTTCCATATCAGCATAGTACTTATATAGATACTCGGCCTCAGAGTCGCTTAGGTTTAGGCAGATGATCATTTCTTGCATTTCCTTTGCTGCTTCATCCGATGTTTGTTTTCTGCAACCAAATAATCATGCAATTCTTCTATTTTTTTAATGCCGGGGTCGCCAGTCATGGCCTTGACGCTTTCCAGCCATCTAACCGAATAACCCAGATCATTAGATATTTCTTTCATAGACCGGCTTGATTTTTTAAGCAAATCGACAGTAATAGAGTAAACGCTCATATTTCACCTTTTTTGTAGTATGTCTTATATCCTAATTCATTGCATCATAAAAGTAAAGCAGAATGTCGCATTAAATAAATGCTAAATAATGTTGACAATCAAATATAGCTATGCCTATAATTACCCATCGAATCAATAAAGACAGGACAAGCCAATGAAAACTAAAACAGCTATATGGATATTTAAATCAGTTATTGTGATGTGGATAGTTAGCGCTGCGTGGTTGGCCTGCGACATATTAGACAGCTATGATTTTGAGTGGCCTGCTTATGATAAGCATATCGAAAACTCGAAGAAGCCTTTTGAAAGTAACGGCAACAGAAGAAATAGAGGGTGGGAATGATGGAATGCTTAAATGGTACTTGGTGGGTTCCGATACTTTCGATATTTTTTATTGTTTCATGTTTATCGATTGGAACAGCGATAAGCTTAATATTCTTTCCTGATTGGAATGGAGAAAAGCAATGAAGTTATTACCGATAGTGGAAGGGTGTAAGGCTGTGTTTGTTAACAGCAAGGCAGGAAATGACGGCAAATCCTTAGTAATAGAGGGTGGTAATCATGACGTTATTAAATAATAAAGAGATTGATAAGTGCTTGAAAAAAATGGCAAAGGCAGCAACAGAGCTAAATAAACAGCTTTCTATTTTATACGATCATTGTGATGAGCAATATGGATGCACACCTAGCGATATTGATAATGATGATTTTATCGACAAATGCACAGGGTCAGGGGGTCGCTGTGATGGCATGACATCAATCGAATTTCATCAATCGATGATAGAAAGCTTGAAAATTCACAATGCAGGGGCGTGATAATGAATTTCTCAATAGAAATAGCTAACGCTAAACATTTTATCTAAAGAAACGAAGTAATAGCGCATTATCACACTGATGTATTAGACGTTGCTTATTTCGATAAACTTGAGGCTAATAACCAAGCATTAAGAGAGGCAAAAAAGGTCTTTGAATTAAACGCAGAATACGAAAAGCCAAACCCTAATCGGGTGAGCTGTTTAGTAAAACATCAAGCAAGTTAAAAGGATAGGGTAATGAAATATTTTACAGTTGAATTTCCAGACGGTGAGACTTGGGGTGTTCCGATCTCTTATATCGTTGGAGCTTATAGTGCGCATAAGAGCCATTATGGTGAGTTTGTGTTACTTGAAGAAGTTGAAAAGCACTTAATGGACAACCCAGAAGATATGGCTGTTTTTGTTCAGGAAGAATTAACGTGGCGAAATGTTCAAAACAACGCAGTAAAACTTTATACACGCGCTCGCAATTTCGCAGAAGAATGGAGCAATGGAAAATGGGAGATATTCGACGATGAGTAATGTAATAAGTAATTGTTGCAGCGCAAATCCAACATGCCAAGATGACATAGAGCGCGATCAATGCCCTAAATGCTTGGAGCATTGCGAATGGCTGGATGAAGACCAGCTAATAGCAGAAGATCGGGCTGATTTTGAGTATAACTTTAAAAAAGAAACGACAGGTGATTTATGACAGATCAAGTGAGTAAAGATAATCTAAAATTATGGGATGACGTTAAAACACCAGACCCATCATATACAAAAGGCTTTACCGGCGCTGGTGGATTTTCTGGAACATCGGTAAATGGTGTTTATACGGTTCGTCAACTAACAGAGCATTTCGGCAAAATCGGTTCAGGATGGGGTTATGAAATTATTGATGATGATTTTCATAACGGGCACACTGTTTTTAATGAGCAAGGTGATTCGGTTGGTCTTGTGTCGGTGCATACACTAAAAATTAATTTCTGGTATATGGAAGCTGGCGAAAAGAAGTCGTTTCAGCAATATGGGCATACACCATTCATTACCTACAGCAGGAAATTCAAAAGTATGTCTACTGATACGGAGTATGCTAAAAAGTCGCTTACAGACGCAATCAGTAAGGCCGCTTCATTGCTCGGATTTAATGCTGATGTGTTTATGGGTAAATTTGATGATCGTGATTATTTGCAAGAAGTCGTCGATGATTATGATATTAAAGAATCTGATGACAAAGTTCAGACAGCGATAGACCAGAGACAAGAGTATGAAAAACTATTTAAAGATAATCTGGCATTAATTAAAACAGCCGTCGGCATGAATGAGTTAGAAAAAGTGTTTGCATCCATTGTGCGTAAGTCAAAACGCAGGGGTGATGATGACGGCATTCGTAAATTAACAGACGCTAAAGATAAGCGTAAAAAAGAACTATCAGAAAAGGATAAAAAATAATGACTCAATTACACAAGCTATCGCATGAGATGGAAAAAGTTAAGGCGCTTTTTGGTGACGACGTACCGGCTGAGGCGATTAATGATACCCTTGAGGGGCTAAATCTTGAGTTTAAAGACAAGGCCGAAAAGATGTTGTTTTTAGTCACTAACATGCAGTCGGACTCTGATCAGATTGAAAATGAAATCAAGAGATTAACGGACAAAAAACGGAAGATTACCAATAGTCAAAATCATTTAAAAGAATATTTACGCTCAAACATGGAAGCCACTGGCATTGATAAAATTGAATGCCCGCTGTTTAGAATAACACTGAAAAAAGCATTAAAGGTGGTTGTTATTGATGACCAAGACGATCTTGATGATGAGTTTATTAAGGTTGATACTAAGATTACAGCCGACAAAACAGCTATCAAAAATGCAATCAAGGAAGGTCGTGAAGTAGTGGGCGCACATCTTGAAGATGGAAAGCGAGCGTTGCTAATCAAGTAACCCCAATCCGACGGCAAGCGGTATATCTTGCCACCCTGTCGAGAGCTTAGGCTCTCTTGTGTTGAGGTCGGTATCTCCTACCGGCCTCCTTTTTGATTTGTCCGTGTTGTGTCCATTTGTCACAACACTGT